TATTGTTCCGATCAAAGTGGCTCCAAAATATGGTAATCCAGTGTCTACGTATAACCAAAAAGTCAAAATTGCGAACACGCAATAACTCTGCACAAGACTACCAAGAATGAATGAATTCCAGGATGAATGAATCACTACTGCTATAAAATAACCATGTTCAAAGTTCGCGCCTATGATGGTACAAAAAGAATGCATCAAAACGGGGAAAACTCTATCCCGCCATGTTGCTCGTTGTACCCTCATGTAAAAGTAAGATTCCAGGAGAATAGCTAAGAAAGCAAAAATGGGATGGAAACCAAACAACTGTAGCTTGACGTACTCTTCGAAGAAAGGTGCGTGAATGGTATGTGCATAACTGGTCTTCATGAAATTGATGAGTTGTATCACGGACATCGCTTGTCGAGCCAATAGATTGTGCTCCTCGCAGAACTGAATATCTCGAGCTAACTGTGTGCACGCTTGACAGATCTTGGTCTCAGGATGAGCACCTACTGCCCGACAGTGTGTACAATACTGCACGTTAGTGCCTCTCTTCATTCGACCAACTTCGTTCCTAGCATGTTTGTTCCAAGACTCGCGCAAAAACTTCATCAATTCATCAATCTCTACATCGCATAGTACATCCTCTGTAAAAGCACGACCATCATCGCCAACTCTGTAAATCCACACATTGAAAGTATGAAGGGGAAGGGGCTGACCATTGTAAACTTCATGTTGCTGAATGTATCGTTCTACCAAATTTGCATCGAGTTGTGCTGATCCGTTGATTCTAAACTCGGGTTTCACCACAGGTTCGATAAAATACCCTGCTCGTCGTAAGATAGCTGGAGGGCAATTAGCAGACTGATAAGCGCAAAAATCGTATACGTTACTGGTAAACACGACACACTGAAAATTGCAGAAGACTTTGCCTTTGTTCTCTAATGCTGCTTGCTCTGTACGGTAAGGAAAGATATTCAAAATTTTGATGATAGCTGAATTGAGAGAAGCATATGCCTCTTGTGAAGTTTTCAAGTTAGTCACGCATACATCATCAAAAACACCAGCCCATGAAGAATTAAACAGCCCTGTCAGATATTGATCGACTGTGGCATTGCCTAGTGTACTTCTATATACCAATCCCATGTCTAAGGGCCCTGGGGCCTCTTTGTCTTCCAAGTGGTTCTGCTCACGAATAAATGGTGAATCTGCTGCAAACTGATGTAAAATCCAATCGGTAATACTCGATTTTCCTATCGAAGAACCTCCAACCAATGATATTGCAAATGGTTGAACGCGACCTCGAGAGGAGTTCACTAGAGTCAGTGTCACAGCATCAAACAGCACTTTGAGCTTCTGTTCCGTAATTCGTATATCTGCATGTCGAGATGGATGGGATGCGTACAGAGTTCCAATTTTAGTACGACACTTCTCCATCTTAGCTAGCATTGCTTGGAGTTGGAATGTTAAGTCACAATCCAATTTATTTGCCAGCTCGTTATGCT